AATTGTAAGCTTGTGATTTTTTTCAGATCTATTTGTAATATTTGACATTTTAATCCTATCTAGCTGCCATTACCATTCGCACGTATTGATGCTTGTACATTTCTGATTTTTTTCTAAGCTTTGTATTCCACCCACCCCATCCAGCTACGTGACAAGCGGCCATTTGAGTTGGAGTCTTGACTCCAGCATCAAGACATCGACGCATATGAGCGATACCGGCCTCAATTCCTACTTCACAAGTTGTTAGCTCGTTTGGCGCGTATCCAAGTGCCCTCGCAGTCCCCGGCATAACTTGCATGGCGCCTCTGGCTCGGCCTCCATGCACCCTAGGGCCTACTGCATTGCATCGAAATCCAGACTCAATTTTTGTAATTTTTAAAGCCGTATCTACCCATTCTGATCCAAGCCTATATTGAGCTGTCTTTGCTACTTCATCAGCTACAGCTTGTTTCTGGTTATCAATTTGATGGGTTTGTCGCGGAATATCGTTTTTGTATGTTTCGATAGCTGGGGCTTTTAGACCCTTGCTCCAATATTCTCGATCTTTTCTAAAAAAATCTGCTGAACTTTCCTGAGCTAACACACTCGTCGTGCTAGCGACCGTTATTGATAGGATCAATCCAATTAGGAACGTGCAGAGTCGAGTTGTCACTTGCTGTATCCTTTTGCTTGCTACTGCGCCTTGCTTCGACGCTAACAGCGGCCCCATTGGCATCCTTGGGCTGGTTGTCGCTCGTGGCCAGATGCGAACCAAAAGCAGCATAGTTTATCATGTCTACGTAGTGATCGTCTAGCAAGGGTGATTCCGGAACCCTTGCAAGCTTCATCGAAACCATAATCATAGCAATGTCGTATGAAGAAATGTTCTTCTTCAATACGGTGGTCGCAATGATTGAGGCCCTTTCAAAACATTCGCTAGCGGCCCCGTACTGCGCCCCGCGATCCGTCAGTAGTTCCTTGGCGTGATCCAGAATTTCGACGGGCGTCTGTCGTTTCTTCAGCATCATAATCAATGTACTCCTGAATTTTTCCGATATGGCTTGTATTTACAATCAGGTTTCCCCGATCTTCCCATTCAACATCGCCCGGTCCAATCTTACGTCGATACCATTGCTTGAAGGTGACAAAATCTGCTGAATTGATTAGCCGGCAAAGACCGTCCATCGACGTAATGGAGCCCTCAACAATAATTTGATGAACAAGCATACCGCTGGCGGACGGCATATTAAGAGTCATCAGAAACTTCATTTTTAAATCCCTTTCTTAAAACAACCGTTCCGTCCATTTTCCTTTTAAATTTGGAATTTCGACCGCCCGGTATTGGATTTTTAGATTTATAGGCCCCTATGTGCCGTTGGTGTATTCTCTTTACTCTGGAAACCATAGGAATATCAACCTTTGCCGTATGAATCCTATGGCATTTTCTATGGGCTACAAGCCAATTTGAGGCATCATCTTTTCCCCCAGCCCCAAGTGGGATGTCGTGACTGACATCCCACTCTTGGCCGGGCACAACCATAATTTTACAAATATGACAAATTCCATTGTGTCTAAGGAATATGTCAGCTCGCATCTTTGCGGTTATGCGAATTCTTTTCATTGCTTAGTTTTTTCGTCCGAAAAAACCTCATTAAGGATTTCAGTCGCAAGTGAGGGAATAAGAGCGATTGTAGACGTCATAGAGAACGCAGTGAGGCAATCCTTAATAAGGTCTTCATTATTGTTTTTGTATTTTTTCAAAAGCATAATAAAAGAAACACAAAGAACACTAGTTGCATCTTCTGGTCGTTCATCCTTAAGCTGAAATTCAATCATATTGCAGATCGACTTGAATTTTTTCATATCCATATTTGTGATGTTAATCATAATTTCATCTCCGCTCTTTTAGTGGCTTCTTTTGATTGCCACTCGTGAAACTTCATCCGTATATATTCAAGTTTAACTTTTAGCAGAGAGGCAACCCTTCGCGCCTCCACCATACTGTCAATAAAGTTTCTCCACTCTTGCGAGGCCTTAACCGCCATTTCAGCACGACTAACAGGAATATCCCCCTTGTCAGTCATTAATCTGGCAAGGAAGCTGGACTTTGTTTCCTCCAGCAACGATGCAGCTGAATCCGCGTCAACCCAAGATTTAGCTACAATCCTGTATTGTTCGCTCAGCGGAATGTCGGACATACTCAAAACGGAATATCATCATCAAGAAGCTTTGCCGCCCCACCTGAGCCATAATCCGGCTCTCCACCACTCCGCTGGGGCGTATCGCTGCTCCTGTCCGAACGCTCTACCTTATTCCGAAGGCTCAGAGAGACATAATGATTTCCATTCTTGTCTTTCTTGTTCCAGACATTCAGCCAGTATTCCTTGCCCTCGACCTTAATAGTTCCTGTCAAATCGGGGGAGGAATCCCTGTCTCGTCGCAGGTTCTTAAACGCCGATCCGCTCATATCCTTTGTTTCGTATGCCATCAAATCCTCACATCATCGGCAGGCAATCCATAGATAGATTTAAGGGAGTTTAGCTTTTCGTCAAGCTCCCCCAGAAACTTTTTTACTTCCTTCTCAAGCATGACAATGTATTCAACGTCACGCTTAACCCGATGGATAAAGATTGACATATTTTCTGGCATCCTCGGGTCATACGATACAAAATCGCACCACTCCCGATTCGTACAAGCCATTTGAAACTGCATTTGCGGAATATATTTTGTTGGTACCTCGTTTGCCAACAGCGTTTCAATGTGGGTAGCGGTGTTAGGGCATTTAATTTCAATCAGCCCGTCAGCGTCAATAAGGCCATCGGGGCTTGCCCCAGCCATAGGGATAAGGGGATTCACAACAAACCCAGCCTTCTGCACAATCTCCCCTGTCTTGGCCTGATATGCCGCCCGCGCAAGAGGTTCTGTGTCGATACCATGCTGCATTGCGGACGATGTAAACGATTCGTTCTTTTTGCCAGAAATCCGTTCACAAATAAGCTCAGCCATATAGTTGGCACGGGATGCGGAATATCCGCTTTTTGTCTTGCTGATAATATCCGAAACGCGGCTGGCCGTAACGCGGCCCACTCGGGCCTGAAACCATTCTGGTGTGCCCTGTTCCATCAAAATTCCTCCTTCTGGTCGGCTTCGGTAGCGGCATCAACCAGCTCTTTAATCTCGTCTTCGCTAAACACACTGCGCTGATCTGGGCGAAGCGACTTAAACCACTTCTTCGTTTCTGCCAGACCACTGCGAACAATAACTTTGCTGGTGTTCTTCAACGCAAGCACATCCGTTGCCGACAAGCTACTGGTTATTGTCTTCTGAGGAGCGCCGACGTTAGATGCTGCATTTCCGTCATCGTCTTCGCTAGCAAGGGCAAGCATCGACATCATCATATATCGACGGGCATATGTGATAGCCGAGCCAATGCCTTGCGCATCCTGCTTCACAACAGGTAGGCGCAATGTCTCAGATATGAACTCCCCGCTCTTGTGAAAGATTGTCGTCTCAACTTCGACCGCAATCGAATTGGCACCGTTGGAGACCGTTCGCGGACACTGAACAATGCTAAGTCCATGCTTGGCCAATGGCTCACGAATGACTGTACGAACCGCTGCCATATCTGCATACTTGCTGCGAAACGCGGGGTTAAGACCCTTCTTCGTAGCGTCCTCAATCTCGCCCTGAGCAGCTGATATTGCAGTCACAAGAGCTGAAATATCTTCAGACATTTTCATATTTACGCTCTCCAGCAATAGTCATATCGAGTCGCCTTGTTAAGGCTGAACTCAACATAATCACTCAAAAATCGGTGTCAAGCACAAAGTTGACGAAATCAAAATTGTGTGATTAAAATTTACGATGAAGCGCAAAGACCGACCCCAAATCCTCCTTGACGTATTTTCAGCGTCAGGCAACGCGACCAAGCTAGCCAAGGCGCTCGGCGTCAGTCGTGCCGCACTATGCCATTGGCAGCGCGTTCCAATTCGGCATCTAAAGGCAATTTCCGAAATTACGGGAATGTCTCGAAAACATCTTCGCCCCGATTTGTACGACTGACCCGAAAGATTGCCATGATTAAGTTAACGCTTCCGTACCCACCAAGCGTTAACCGATTGTGGCGCTCCGCTGGAAGGGCCAAGGTTTACCGCTCAGACGTGTATAACACTTGGCGGAAGGCGGCGCTTTGGCAAATATCAACGCGCTTCAAAGGTGAACCAGTAAGCGTTCCTTACAAGTTGACAATTAACGCCGTTCGTCCTGACAAAAGGCGGCGTGACCTTGGCAATTTAGAAAAGGCAATTAGCGATATTTTACAAGACGCTGGAGTTGTCAAGGATGACTGTCTGGCCGAATGGATAGAGCTTCGATGGGCCGACGGTGGCCCTGCCTGTTCGATCATTATTGAAACGATGGAGGAGCTAAATGAGCAGTTCAAAAATCTCCCTGGCAAATCAGGTTGATGCTCTTGAGGAAACGGTAAGGCAGCATCGGAACTGGGTTCGTTCTGTAGAGCGACTTGTGGATGAGGGGCGCCGCCCGGTCGAGGTTCTAAACGAAGTTAAGAGACTTCTACCAGCCATGGAGGCGTCTCTTAAGACCATGAATTGGCTAATTAAAAACGAAGAAAAAATTAAAGCGGCTCTTAGTTGAAAATTAATTCCCACTCACACCTTGCGAGTGGGTTTTTTTTGATCTACATATGACACATAGTCACATCCAAGAGGAATAAGATATGGGTTCGCTTAAGGTCAAGGACGAGATTGATCTGATTCGGGTTGTCGAGTCATCGAAGCTGAAAAGGGATAAGTTTGCGAACCTTTTGGGCGTTAGCGACCGAACGCTGTACCGTTGGATGGCTGGAGATTCGAGGATTCCTGTAACCGCAATTTTGGCTATCGAGTATCTGATTTCAGAGAAGCTTATTTAAACCATCCACCCCCTATTGCCGCAGGGGGTGGATGGGCCCATCACTGGGTGGCGGGTGTCCACTCCGTCCCAATGATGATTGAAATTTAGGAATCGTTGACAGGCTTGTCAAGATGCAAAAATAGACAAAAGCTTAAGCATGTCGCATATATAGAGTACTATATAAAAAACCTAGCCAAGATATATAATATTCTATCTAAAAAGATTACACTCCACCTAGATATAGTACGTAGATAATAACCTACGTAGGTTATTACTGACGTAGGTTAATACGTAGGAGTAATATTATATATATATATATACGCGCGTGAGATGAAACAGCTAAGCTGGAGTTTGATATGGAACTGAGAGACTACCAAAAGGATGCAATAGCAAAGCTGAAGCAGGCTCTCGTCGCTGGGCACAAGAGGCCCGTTCTGCACTCGCCTACTGGCTCGGGAAAAACCGTCATTGCGGCATCGGTCGTGGAGATGGCCCGGCAAAAGGGCAAACGCGTAATCTTTGCCGTCCCGGCGCTGTCGCTGATCGACCAGACCGTCGAGCGATTTGTCTCGAATGGGATCATCGAGATTGGCGTGATGCAGGGTGACCACGAGCTTACGGACGCGCTGAGGCCGGTTCAGGTTTGCAGCGTTCAGACTCTGGCGAGGCGTAAAATTCCCAAAGCGGATTTGGTCATAATTGACGAATGTCATATCCAATTTCGTTTATTTGACAAATGGATGAACGATCCTGAGTGGCAGAGCGTACCGTTCGTGGGACTTAGCGCGACGCCGTGGGCCAAGGGCATGGGCTCCAAGGGGCGCTGGGATCATCTGATTATCGGCACCACGACTAGGGAGTTGATTGACAAGGGGCATTTGTCAAATTTCAAAGTCTACGCTCCAGCTCATCCTGACCTGAGTGGGGTCAAAACCAAGGCGGGTGATTACGATATCACTGAGCTTGGCGGCGTGATGAACACCAGCGCTCTCGTGGCGGATGTGGTTTCGACGTGGATGACCAAGGGAGAAAATCAGCCGACCATATGCTTTGCTGTAGACCGAACGCACGCAAAGCATTTGCAGCAGATGTTTGCTGAGTCTGGCGTGCCTGCGGAGTATATGGATGCATACACAACCCTAGAGCAGCGCGCTGGAATCATTAAGAGATTTCAGGATGGCCACACCAAGGTAATCTGCAATGTCGGGGTTCTGACAACCGGGTTCGATGCGGATGTTCGATGCATCATTCTGGCAAGGCCTACCCGAAGTGAAATCCTTTATAGTCAGATGATTGGGCGTGGTTTGCGCACCGCGTCAGGCAAGGATCACTGCATCATCCTCGACCATTCCGATACAACACTAAGGCTTGGATTTGTCACGGATATTCACCACGACGAACTCGATGATGGTTCAGGTCGCAGGCCCCAGAAGGAACGATCAGCCCCCCTTCCGAAAGAGTGCCCCAAGTGCTCGTTTTTGAAACCGCCAAAGACGCCAATTTGCCCAGCATGTGGGTTCAAGCCAGAGGGCCGCGACGATACCGAAGTGGCGGAGGGTGAGCTTCACGAGCTTCTTGACCGAAAGACTGCCAAGGTTAAGTCTACCTCAATAAGTGAACAAATTACGTTCTATGCCGAAATGAGACTTCACGCTGAGCAACGAGGGTTTAAGCACGGGTGGGCATACTGGGCCTTCAAGGATAAGTTTAAGTCTTCGCCGCCTCGCAGCTTTGATAGCGCCACGGTGAATTATATCAGGCCAGAAACGCAGAGCTGGATACGGGCGCGGAATATCCGCAAATCCAAAGCTCGGGAAAAGATGGGAATTACAAATGGCAAAGATCGCGCTGCAAGCACAGGGACACTGGAAAATGCTGCTGCCCCTGCTCGGGGTTGATTCCAGCTTTCTCGTTAACCGACATGGCCCCTGCCCGATGTGCGGCGGAGCTGACCGATTCCGGTGGGATAATTCCAGCGATCGGGGAGATTTCATTTGCAATCAGTGCGGAGCCGGTGACGGCTTCGCGTTGGCTGGTCATGTGACAGGAAAGCCGTTCTCCGTCATCGCCCAGGAGGTGGAGAAGATTTTAGGTATCGAGCCAGAAAGACGCGAGGCGAAGGGTGACCCGGAGGAGAGGAAGCGCCGGATGGCCATAGAATCGGTTTGGAAGGGGTCTAGGCCGGTTTCTGAGGACTGCCCGGTGGGTGTGTACCTAAAGAAAAGAACGGGCGCCCTGATGCCGTTTGAGGAGATCAGGTGGCATCCTAACTTTATGGTGGATCAGGTTAGATATTCAGCCATGCTGTGCCGGGTGCGCGATACCTCTGGCGAGGCCGTTAACATCCACGTTACGGTGCTCACCGACGAGGGTGAAAAGGCGGATGTTGCGGTCCCGAAGCGCGTCATGTCTGGCAAGCTTCCTGCTGGCTCGGCTATTCGCCTCGGGCCGACAAGCGATACCATGGGCGTAGCGGAGGGCGTCGAGACTGCAATCAGCGCCTCGGTGATCGCCGGCTTCACTGTATGGTCATGCCTGAACGCCGGCATGCTTTCAAAATGGGAGCCGCCGCCCGATGTTCGTCGGGTGGTCGTGTTTCCTGACAATGATAAAAATTTCGCGGGTCAGGCCAGCGCGTATGCTTTGGCAAACAGACTATTTGTCAAACACAACCTTAGGGTTGACGTCGCCATCCCGCCTCAGGGCAAGGACTGGAACGACTACCATAAGATCAAAATGGCCCGCACGTAATGACAAAAAAAACGGGCGGGGAAAACCCGCCCGTTCGTTCAATAAAAACAATCGCTTATATAATCTGATGCGGAATAAATATCGCTATGATATCCAATTTCGCCGTCTCTGGGAAAAGACTTCCACTGCGCATGGCCTTTCTTTTTTGTGTTTCTGACTATGTATCCCGCCTCTTCCATCCCACATAAAACAATAATCCGTTTAGATTTGTCATCATCAATCATATAAACCTGTGTCTTACCCGACCTAAACCCCCCGCTGGTTTCATAATTTTTGTTTAGTTCAAAACCCATTTCTAACAAAAGTTCATATCCAGATGCAGACTGATTTCTGTCAAGTATTGATGATATCTGCATGATCTTTCCCCCGCTCATTATATTTCGACATAAGGATGGATAACCGGGTCGTTAATCCATGACGGCTTTGTAAATTCTGTATTATCTCTAAACGGCATTATAATTCCAAATCCCTCGCAATGCTTTCTGTCTGTAAGCTCCGGTTCCATCCAATTGACAAGCGCGGGGCCTTCTCCGGCGTGGTGAATCTTAATCTTTACATTCTTGCGCTCTGCCCAAGTGATAGCGGCTTTATGAATCCGCGTCACAAGCGCCGGATCGAATTGGGCCATCTTGCCAGCGTTTTCGGTCGAGACGCCGTTAACAGTGTGCCGCCAATCTGGATATGTAGCGTCAATCTCTTTTTCGCAATATGTTGTATTTCCATACAAAATTGTAATGAGACCATCTTTGACCGACAGGTCTGCATAATTATCGTTTCTGATAAGCTTAATGCGATCCATCAGCGCGATGGGCAAAAGAAACGCGCCTGTGTATCCAGTGTTGTCAGTCGTCTGGCGAACTGATCCAAGGATGTGGCCATCTGTAGCAGTTGCAACGATTCCCCCATGCACGGTTTCAATGTAAATTCCATTGAGGTAATAGCGCACCTCTGACTTTGCGCAAAAGCAGGAAAGAGCCTTAAGCGCCCGAATATTGATTTCCATTTCCAGTCTCCATTCCGAGCTATGGTGCTCGCATATGTCGGGCCATCTTAACCGACATATGGGAGGACCATCCTGACCGACCATCCTGACCGACTTACGCGACCATCCTGACCGACCATCCTGACCGACTTACCGCGCGAGGGGCGGGACGCGGCCCATAGATAAGACCAAGGTTCTAAAGTCAAGCCCATGTCTGGCATTTGTCAAACTCAAGCTCTAGCCTTTTGACAGGTTCATGTTTTGTTCTATCGCCAAGGTCCAGCATCATTGCCGTCTAATCTCGACTGAAAACATCCTACCATGTGACGTTATGTCAGGTCAATCCCCTATCTTCGCCCCTGTGGATAGTACTTTCGTGCGGGCTTTGCGGAAGGCAAGGCGGGACGTGTGCGGGACATGGCGCCACCATGTCCCGCGCTATCGCTAGGGCCGGTTAGTACTCTTCCGGGAGCAGGATCGTTGTGGAGGATCGATCCGCCTCAGTTATTACCCACACCTTGATTGCGTCGCGTATCCAATAGGCGGACAGGATGCGGCCCCCATGGATTAGGGCGTGATCGTTGGCGTCAATGTCTTCCTTATCCAAGTCCCCCCATATGCCAATCGAGTGTTTCCCTAGCATGTTCGCGATGGGCCCCATTGCGCCGGCGGCGCGCATGGCTCCCGGTGCAGCAACGATCCGTCCCAGCTTCAAAATAGGCTTCAACATATCAAACTCCCATCATTGCGTTTGCGGCATACTTTGCGAGCGCTAGGCAGGCCGGTTGGGCATGAAACCCCAAAAGCCCGCCAAGCGCCAAAAATAGGTGCTAGACGGGCTTTAAGTGTGTCACGCGGTACGGGTAGCAAATATCTCCGGAAGCGTCTCTAAGGTGCCTGCTAGGGCTTCCTGAATGGTAGGAAGAACGGCGCCCATAGCGTCCTTCGGGGTTCTCAGCTGTCCTGCCCATGCCTGTGCGCTAGGAATTAAGGTCAGGTCCGGAAAGTCTTTGGGTTTCGGCGTGTAGGGTACGCCGTATCCGCTTTCGTATTCCGGTTTTAAATGCTTTTCCATGAGTGAAAAAACAATCCGCCGATACATTGCCGGACTTGCGATACAAAAGGCCATTCGGTCTAGATCTAGAATATCGGACGCTTCTTTAATCCTTACTGTTATAAAGCTGATTGACGTCTTTTCGTACATTGATTCCATCCCATAAACTAAACTGATTTCGCATCTGAAATCGTTCTGTTCGAGCGCGTCAATTACAGATAATAACACCGCCCCGTAATTTGTGATTTCGTTGGACGTCACAAGCGCGCTAACGCTGGCAATGATGCCAAGCCTAACTGTAGGGCGCGCGCGTTCAATGGATGCAATGGGCGATATCATACAATGTGCTTCGCCAGCGGCGGCCATTGCAGCAATAGGATAGGCCCCCGCAACGTCGAAACTATAACTCGGTCGCGACGCTATATTGTTTTGAGCAGCAATTGACGCAACGGCGCCTGTCATCTTAACCGCGCCATCTTTCCAGCCATAGCGCGCCATGGTCACGGCGTCATCGAAAGTGTTCGAGCCATGCCAACCGGAATCGTCGTGCGCTTGACTTGATAGTTTGCGTGTAAATATCGGTTTAATAGCAGGATTAGAAGCGACCGAAACGGCCGCCCCCAGTGAGTCGAAATGGTGGCGATATACAGGCTTTGACATATCAATCTCCCCTTACTTGATCTTGGCAATAGTATCCTCATCCAGTCCCTTGAACAGAATGGCGCTCTCTACCTCGCGCCGTGGCCATCCCGCACAAAGCAGCTTTGCGCCCATAATCGTCGCGCGCGGTGAAACGACGTGTCTAATTTTCTGGTCAAATATCTTCGCTCGCACCGCCTGAACCCTGTATAGCCAACTATGCGACGCAAGGCGCGCGTCGTTTTCATCGAGGATCGGAACGCATGTAACGGGCGGTTTAGCATCTGGCGGCATAGGGGCACCCACGATCGCGTTTTCCAGTGCTTCGTCGTATTCCCACGACATGACTGCAAAGCGGTCCAAAACTGCCGCGTCTTGTTGCAGACGTCCGACATATTGCCGGTCACTGCCGCGCCCGAACGTGTTGGCCGCTGCGATGGGGCGGAAATTATCGTGCTTTTTGAATGTGCCGTCTGGAAAATCAAAAAAGCCGTTCGCCAATGCAGCATTAAACGGCAGAACGGCGCCGGGCGCGGAACCGTCAATTTCATCATACAAAAAGACGCCGCCGCTAATGAAAGCTTTACGGAAGGACGTTTCGACGACGCGGCCTTGCGCGTCAATAAAGCCGGTCAGTTTATAAGGCGAGTCGAGAGCGCCCGTAAAATGAAAGTCTAGTCCCAGCAATTCGGCAACTTGCGCCGCTGCACTCGTTTTTCCGGAGCCTGCCGGGCCAACGAGCATCACTGGCACGCCAGCATTCACTGCGGACAAAAGCATTGGAAGCGAGCGGTGCGCCAGCTTATCGCCCAACGGCTTCACACCGGCAGGTGTTCGCAGGTCAAGCGTGATGTGCGCGGGCCTGCCAGCGTGCTGCTTGATAAGCTCGAGAACGCGCTCTTCTGAGATCCCATCGTCTCCCAGCAACTCGCGCATGGCCTTCAGCTTGGCCTCTGCGTTGACGGTGTGCTTTTCCATATCTGAATCCTTTTCCTGTTCGACTTCGCCTTCAATCTTAAGCTTTTGCTTAAAGCTGTAATCCGGATATTCCGCACGCGGCTCTTTCCGCCTGCCAAAGGCGGAAGCGTCAATCCCTAGGTCTCGCGCCGCTTGCTCTAAATCGTCTACAGACAAGCTCGCGCTGTCCTTCGAGTTTGTGGTTCGCCATTGTTTCCACCCATCGTGGTCGAGGATCATGCGGCGTAAGGCCGTTCGCCCCTCTGGACTGTATCTAAATTCAGACATCGACTTCGCCCCGCCTCATATCGAATCAACATGCGCACCCTATAGCGTCCTTCTGTATATGGCAATCTGTCAGGCAGTCTTTTTTGTATGGGCGCGCTTGTCTCGCCATGCGGTACACTGACAGAATGGCCGGAAACAGGGGCTACACGGCCTTTAGGCCTTGTCAGCTAGGTAGGTGTCAAAAAGAAAAAGTTGGCCGGTTTCTGGTTTTGTTCCGTTCCTATGTTTCACGGACTTTTGTCCTATGTTTCACAGGATTGGAGAGATCGTCAGGATTGCTATCCTAGCCAAGCATTGACTCTCAAGAAACCCTTTGATATCAATAGGGAATTAGGATTCCAGTCATAGGATTACAAATGGCGGCGAGAGCTAAAGCTAAGCAATTAGCAGGCGAGACAATCGAGGAAACCCGCGATCGACTGGCAAGGGAAAAGCTCAAGGCGCGCGAGGATCGGAACAGGCTGCAAGCGATAGAAGAGAAAGAAGCTTGGCAAGCGATACAAGATACTGCCAACGCTCATATGGGAGCGGTAGCAAAGCGCAAAGGCGGACAGCCTAAATACAGTGAGACAGAGAGGGACAGAATACAGGTAGAGATATGTGAGAGGCTTTCTGTAGGACAGTCGCTGAACAAGATATGTCAAATGCCAGACATGCCGCCTATCACGACGGTGATGGGATGGATCGGTAAAGATCAAGCTTTCGAGGAAAGATACGCTAGGGCGCGAGAACTAGCGGCACATAGTTTGTTCGATCAATGTATTGATATTGCAGACGATGCTACTGGGGACGTCCTAAAGGACGGCAGTGCAAACCATGCAGCAATCAGTAGGGCGAAACTAAGGGTAGATACACGCATGAGGATGGCCGGAAAGCTTTCCCCTAAGGTGTATGGGGAGAGAGTGGAAGGCCTTGCCAGCGGTACGGTGAACATAACGAACAACTCACTGACATTGGACGCCAGAAGCTTGTCACCAGATCAACGTGATAGTCTTCGGGCGATGCTTTTGCAGGCTTCGGACCGTGCAAAGCTCATTGACGGCTGACAAACTGACAAATTCGCCCCGCTTTGCGTAACACAAAGTGTTTTCCCGCGTTTTGTTGAGACTCGCCTTGACAAAACATGGGTTTAAGCATGGGCGTAAGCAGTATTAAGCATGGGCTTATGTGTGGCAAGGGTGCGTTTTGCGTTCTGGCATGGCCTTGCCAGTGGCAAAGTGTTTCACGTGAAACATAATAAGGCTTGTTTGTTTATTCTGGACTTTACAAAAGTGGCACTTTTGACCGATCTGGGTATATAAACCCGTGTTTTGTTGAGACTTAGGTTTACAAATGACCGACTAGGATTGTCATCCTATCCGCCGCCATCTGCCGGAATATATTCCTAACAACGATGCTCAACAGGAATGTAATCCTATACAAGCCAAATGATGGGATTGTCTTCCTATCTGCCACGCTCGTTAGGAATACACTCCTGACAAATGACCAGAGTCCTATCTGACAAGTCTGACAAAGTTGACCGACCTATCCTTGCCAACCATTAGGAATGACATCCTATGTCAGCCATCATGTTAGGATTGTATTCCTATCTGTCAGGAACTTGGGAATGTATTCCTACTGGCGAGCGCCTAATAGGAATTTAGTCCTACGATAGGAATGACAACCTACCGGTAGCCCCCCGTAATAGGAGATGGGGGGTGGCTTTAGGTTCTAAGCCCCACCCCGCAGATACATAAATATTTACAAAATTAGGTCACTTTAGTCTACCTTAACCCACCCCGCAGATACATAAGTTTTTCCAAATCTAGACCACTTTAGTCCGCCTTGACAATAGAAACCAACTTGCGAAATTGCCAAATTTTACCCGGAAAAAAATCTGGCAAATTTAGGTGACTTTAGCCAAACTTAAATACAAATAATATCTATATCTCTGTATGGTTTTATATCCCCCTTATATCCCCCTTATAATAGGGATACAAAGCACGGCACTGACTCAGGCTTCCTTGCCAGAAATCAAGCCAAAAAAAACCGACCCAGCTGTCAAAACTGGATCGGTGAGTTTGTCTGAGTGGAGTGCTCAACGTGTACAAGATTATAGTACGCCACCACCCTTTTCTTGGCAAGGATTATTGACCGGCAAGCCACAGAAACAAGGCGAACCAAATTGCCGCGATAGAGATCATTACCGTGGCCATCATATCGCTCATTGAACCTCAACCACCACAAGAATAACGACGATGACAGAGGCTACCGCAAGGATAAAATCAACCATAATCACTCTCGCTACCTAGATCAGGAACAAAAAACTTAACAGGATAACCATTGGCAAGAAATTATTGTGTGCTATCGCTTCTGAGATACTGACGACTGTCAGGATGGTTAGCCATGCCAAAATCATCCATTCCCTCAGTTTCTCCCGCATTGTTTATCTCCGTTTTTTTAATTTTATCTGCGCTTAGCTCTGCACCGTGACGCCGCCTGTGCGGCTCATCCCGGTCTTCCATAGCATCAAATGGCCCATCCGGTAGCGGCATGTAGCAGACTGGCCAGTGTACCTGATGGTACTCGTCCCTCCAGACGCCATACTCATCCCGACGAACCACGGCAAAATAAACGACGACCTTGCCATCAATCCGTTCCCGCTCGCAGATTGCAAGGACCGGAATTTGCTTCAAGGCCGTATTTATTTTGCGCCAGCTCATCGCCCCACCACTCAGTTCATAAAAGAAAGGGTGTACTTATTTTTTGAAATTTCAACTTTTTTCGGCTCCTTCACGCCCGCGACCCTGAGGTCGTTAATTAGCAACTCCATCATCTCAATCAGGCAATGGCGCATCTCTGCTCCATCCGGGTGCATAACCGCTTCGTTAATGCCAAGCTCAAGCGCGGTTTCATCAATCAAACAAATTGAGACAACACACAGGAAATTATCTTCTGATTCATTGCTCATGCTTATGGTCCCTGTGTTGAGTAAACCGTTCCGGCGCAAATGGCTTTTTTTTCACGGTTCCATTTTCTTAAGCGGGCGGCTTGCTTTCGCTGAGCCGCGTGTAGGTAGCCACCGATCTCCGCTGCCAGCTTCCTGCGTCCGGCAACCTCGGGATGGTCATATCGAGCCCATTGTTCGGCGCGTGTAAGGCCGTCCCTACAAACGCTGCCGTAATTAAAACTCGCCACACACATGGAACGGCATCCTTTCAAGACGACGCTGCTCGTCGTACCATTCCTCAGCATTGATGTTGAGGTCCGGGCGCAGACTTTGACGCCATTCAACCAGATTTGCATACCCAACGACGTTTGTAATTCCGTTCTGATCAACTTCCACCTTCCTGTCAAAAAGCTTCATGTGGTCAATGACCGGCGTCAATTGCTGAAAATTACCGCGCTTGATCGGCTCTACCGGAAAATTGTAAACCCAGTCCGTAATTTCCTTAAAATTATCAACATGCGGGCTTCCGCCAAACTGAATGACGGACATCGGCTCCCAGATCGGATGCTCGATGACTTCCAGATTGTGGCCAATGCCCCAAACCGTTGCGTATCTTTTTGGCAAGGAATGGACCTTCATAAGCTTGTCAGCCACGATGACCGCAGGAGCCGCTATCAGTCCTGACAAAATAAAACGACGTGTAATCATCTCACATTCTCCGTGTTGGCTGGGAGACTAGGGTTCGAACCTAGATTACCGGGACCAAAGCCCGGCGTCTTGCCAGTTAGACGATCCCCCAAAATTGGCGGAAGGGGTGGGATTTGAACCCACGGCAGGCTTTCACCCACGGCAGTTTTCAAGACTGCTGCCTTAAACCACTCGGCCACCCTTCCAGCTGTAATCTATCAACGTCCAACCACACGCCAAACTACAACACACCAAACTACAAAACAAAACGAAAACAAGCCAATGAACGCCCCAAGCAAGTTTGAAAAATTGGGTCCAATCTCAATCATTAGTCAAACTCCAAATAGTCGGATGCGACGGCGCTCGTCCTCGACAAGCTTAAGGTACATGCGAATCACGTCCATCAAGTCATTCACCTCATTCCTCCCATATATGGAGCGGGCAATCGGGATCGAACCGACGACATTCAGTTTGGAAGACTGACGCTCTACCCCTGAGCTATACCCGCGTTAACACAACCTAACATATATGCTTCGTTTGTAAATGGTCGGGACGGCAGGATTTGAACCTGCGACCTACTGGCTCCAAACCAGCCACGCTAACCAGACTGCGCTACGCCCCGATAATTTTTTCTATATGCCGCTTGACCGCTACCGTGTCAATGTCTATGTTGGCTTAACAAGGAGGTGGATATGCCCGTAACAATATATAAAGAGATCACGGAAATCATATTGCCCGCTAGAATGATGTACGCAATAGCGATTGGCAATGTGTTTGTCGTTGAGGATGAGGTGAACGGACGGGAGGAACTAGGGAAACTGAGGAGACTTTTGAAGTATGCGTGTTTGCAGCCTTTGGAGTCGCTTCCTTATAAGCTTCAAGAGGTAGCGGCCAAGAGTATTGATCGTTTGCATAACTCGGTCATGGCTGAGTACGACAACCACCGTGCCGATAAGGTTGCCGCCTCCATCTATTACTTTTTGAAGGAGATAACGGATAGCGGATATCTGGAGCTATGGGAAGGCTCCCCGGTTGCGGAAGCCGCCGAAATGTATCTGCCAATGATCGAGCATGTCTTTGGCGAGGAAAAAATAGATCAGAGTGCTCAGAAGCAATCTCGTAGGATTTTGGCTCACTTACAAAAACGAGGATACTATGTCTAATATTGAATCAGTGTTCCCGGATGAAATCCACGAGGATGATGAGATTTTTATTTCTTGTCGGGTTCGCAATCTTTTTTATTCTACCACGCATGCTGAACGATATGCTGCGATCCACATAGGCCCTAATGTTATTCATTTTCTTTTGGGCGACCTTTATGGCAAGGTTTACAAAGCCCCCAAAAAAATTGCCGTGGGGGAACCCGTGTGGCTTATGGGGTCCGAGGGGCTTTGGACGGTTATGTGTATTGATGGAGATAATGCTTGGGTAAAGAACGGCCAAAGCCGCCGAAGTGTGCTTGTGTCTTCTCTTTCCCTTGCCAATAAGGCACCGCGTAATTTTGATTAATAGGAGCTAGATGAAAATGAATGAGATCACCACCACACTCAATCGCATCCGTGCGCATCAGCCGTGCCAAGAGGGATGGGAGAAGCTGCTCGCGGGCCTTGGCAAAACAAAAGCCGATGACGAGCCGCTGCCCTTCGCTCGGATTGTCGAGATCAATGGGTTGGACGATGCGCTTTGGTGCTGTCGTGCCGAGCCGGATCGCGCCAAAGAGTGGCGGCTCTTCGCGGTCTGGTGCGCCCGTCAGGTGCAGCATTTGATGACCGATCCGCGCTCGATCACCGCGCTGGACGTAGCCGAGCGCTATGCACATGGACAGGCGACGGACGAGGAATTGGCCGCCGCTGGGGCCGATGCTAGGTACGCTGCCGAGACCGCCGCTTGGGCCGCTGAGACCGCCGTTGGGGCCGCTGAGACCGCCGCTGGGGCCGCTGCTTGGGCCGCTGCTTGGGCCGCTGCTCTGGACGCTCAAAAAGCCGAATTTCTCCGGATTGTTGGAGGCACCCATGAGTGAGACGGATAAAGCACGCGAGGCACTGAGCGCCGTCAGCAATCTCAGCCACCGTATCCCCGGCTCGGATGATTACCGTGTGCCAAAGTCCGCGATGGTCGCGGTAGACGCGGCGCTGGCGATGGCGCCGGCCACCGACGCAACCAAGCTCGCGCGCGAGGCGCTGGCGCCTTTCGCATCGCCGAAACTCACGACCGACGAAGACGGTGACGCATTGGAAATGCGAGGGCGCGATGGCCGGTTCTGCCTTCCCGACAGCCATGGCTTCCAGTTGACATGGGCCGATGAGGACGACGGCGACACCGTGCATATCACCGCCGGGCAAATCCGGCGCGCGCGTGCCGCGTATGCCGACCTCTCCACCGCGCCCGCAGAGAGCGTCCACCTGACGAAGCAGGAACAGCAACTCATGGGCAACGTTCTGCGTGCAAGCGTGAAACCCATCCGGCAGATCACGCCCGCAGAGAACAGGGAGAAGCGGACGGATGGATGGGGAACACTCCCATTTCCAGCCGACACCAAAGCTCTGCAAAGACTGTGCGCCTGCTGGCACTGCATTGGTGAGCGCCGCGAGTGGCTGAAATGGTTTGTCGTCTGCCCAAAATGCGGCCACAAGCGGTGTCCCAAGGCGATCGATCATCGCTACCGATGCACGGGAAGCAATGCACTCAATCAGATTGGTGAGATCACTGTCGCAGAGGAGACGAGCAATGACTGAGAGCAAAGAGATTGAGGCGCTCCGCCGCCAGCGCCTCGATACCATCGAGGACATACTGGACGAGATCGCGGCCGAACGCGACTTCCACCGCAAGCACATGCACGAGCAAGGCGAAATCTGCCGCAGGTATTTGGAGCGTGGCGAGATTCGCGATGCCGCCGAAGCTTGCGGCAACGCGAACGCCCACCAGATTGCCGCCGCATCTTATACGCGGCTCCTCACCTCATTGCAGGAGAAGCACAAGTGAAAGACGCGAGCGAATACCGTGAGGTGATTGTGTCTGCAATCGAGTCCATCGACGCGGACGATATTATCGGCGCGCACGAGAAGCTCGTGGCAGCGCGCGACGATGATTGTGCAGCGTGTAGGGCGATGGGTGAGGACTGCGGCGAGCATGTGCCGTCGTGGGAAGAGATCGTGGCCCGCTTGCAGGCAGAGAACGAGCGGTTGCGGGCGGGGCTGCGGATGGTCGTGAACTGCAACGTGGCTGAGCCGTGGAGACTGACTGCGAGGCTCATGCAGGACATCGCCCGCGCCGCCCTCTCCACCTCCCCCACGCCCGCAGAGATCGGGGAGACGCGGGCGGATGGGGAGCCTGTCGAGATCGGGTACGTGAACTGGCGTGGCGAGTATTCGAGGCGACATATCCTGCCCACGGGTATTTTTTGGGGCTCGACCGAATGGCACCCGAAACCGCAATGGCTGATCGAGGCCATGGATGTCGAGAAAGGCGTGTTGCGCACGTTTGCGCTCGCTGACATTGGTACCAAGCCGCCCACCGAGGAGCCGCGCAATGGCTGAGATCAACGATACCAAGCTGATTGCACTGCTGCGCGAGTTGGCTGGGCCGCGATACCCGGATGACATATGCGGGAAAACGCTAATGGCCCTAGCCGCCGATGCCCTCGCCCGCTTGCAGGCCGAGAACGAGCGCAAGGACGCGGCGCTGCGGGAGATCGTGGACTGCAACATGGCCGAGCCGTGGAGACTGACCGCGAGGCTCATGCAAGACATCGCCCGCGCCGCCCTCATCCCCTCCCCTTCGGCTGATAAGGAGACAGCATGACGAAGAAGGCTTTCGATAAAATCGCGGCCGGACTTCATGACGCACTGGCACTTGCCGAAGGCGGTGCGGTCTATGCCTTGGCCGAAGCGTGGGCATCCATCGATGGCAAGGTGGACGATTTCCGCCGAGAGCGCGGCCTTGATCCAGTCAATTCGCTTATGACCGACCCAAACTTCACGGGCCATTACGTCGGCTACATGGAGGAAGCCGAGGAAATGATCCGGCGCCTCCAACGCCGAGGCTTTACCGTCGTTCCGCTCACCCCGGAGAAGACCAATGCCTGAGACGATGCGCGAGAGGATCGCGCGGCTGTGGCGCAAACTGAAAGGGCCGCCAGTGTGCGGATGCGGGCTCGTGTCGAGTGAAGCCGTGTCGGTGCAATGCAAGTGCGCGTTTGCTCGCGCCGCCGCGAAGGAGGGGAAGTGATGATTGATGCTAGTAAAACTGATGATGAATGGCTCGCTTACGCGAAAGAAGTTCTTGATTATAACCCCGCTACTGGCGTGCTAATTTGGAAAGTGAGACGCGGGCGTCAACAAGCGGGAACGGTTGCTGGGAGCAAGTCGGTTGGCCCATATAGCTACGTAAGAATTGATGGTAAAACTAAATTAGTACATCGTGTAGCTTTTGCTTGGGTTCACGGACGCTGGCCTCAATCTCAAATTGATCACATAAATGGAAACAAACGCGATAACAGAATTTGCAATCTTAGAGAGGCAACACCTCAGCAAAATATGGCAAATTCTAAATTGCGCTCTGACAATACAAGCGGTTTTCGAGGAGTTAGGCCCGCAAAGACAGCGGGTAAATGGTGGTCCAGTATTTATGTGAATGGAAAGTGTCGTTACATCGGCACTTTTGATACGCCAGAAGCGGCATATAAGGCATACGCAGATGTCGCAGCTATTGAGTTTGGTGAATTTGCGAGGGTATCATGAGCAATAACGTAAAGATCAGCATGGATCGCGTTTACCGTACGCGTGATGGTCAAGAAGTCCGTATTTATGCGGTGGACGGAGGCGGTAAGTACCCGATCCACGGCGCAATAAAGGTTGATGAAGAAAATTTTTGGGCGATGGGTTCTTGGAAAAAAACAGGGAAGTATGCGGTTGAATTTGAAACCAAAGAAGACCTTATCGAAGTAAAGCCGCGCCATAAGCGGACAGTGTGGATAAATTTATATCCCAATGGGAAATCCTCAGCGTGGGAAGACAAGCGCGATGCTGATATCTTGAGAGGTTCAGGCGCTATAGCTTGCATCAAGGTTGAGCTAGACTTTGAAGAAGGAGAAGGTCTATGAGCATTAAGCCCAAAAAACTTCGCGGTTTTGCCGCCATGTCTCTTGAGGAGCGTACTGAAATTTCAAAAAAAGGAGGAGCTTCGGTCCCAGCGAGCAAGCGATCTTTCTCCTTAAATAGGGATTTGGCAAAAATCGCAGGAAGCAAAGGCGGGAAAGCAGTGAGTCCAGAAAAGCGAACTTTTTCAACTAATACCGATTTGGCAAAATGGGCCGGTCGAAAAGGTGGGCTTTTTCGTAATTCGTAGGAGATATAATATGTTAAATATGGAAGCTAAGCTAATTGACCACATGGGCGATGATTTGTCCGTCGTTCGTGCCGCCCGTGTGAGTTTTGCAAAAGACTCGCATAAAAATAGATTTGGTTTTGAAGAAGGCGCCGCATCCGATGCTGACAGCAGACTGATACGATATCTCGCCAAGCATAATCATTGGACGCCGTTTGCACACACTGCGATCACGTTTCGCGTCTCCGCCCCGGTTCCGATCCGGACCCAGTGCTTCAAGCACAAAGTTGGATTTGTAGAGAACGAAGAAAGTCGCCGGTACATTAGTTCAACACCTGAGCTTTTTATACCCGATGAATTTCGTATGGCTCCTATCAATGGCGCCAAACAAGGATCGTTTGGCATCCATCCAAAGACCGTTGAGTGGCGACGAGAGTACTCGCTTTGCTGTCGATCAATGATCGAGATGTACGAGGAGATGATTACCGATGGGGTTGCGCCCGAACAGGCCCGTCTTGTTCTTCCGCAGGGCGTTATCGTCAACTGGTACTGGACAGGTTCTCTCGCAGCCTACGTGCGGTTTTATCGGGAACGTACCGATCCGCACGCCCAGAAAGAAATTCGTGATCTTGCGGAGATCATTGGCGCAAAGATTGCGGAACTATTTCCGGTGTCATGGGCAGCATTGACGGAAAAAACCTGATGCATGGTATCATTTTGTTTGTCTGCGTCATCGCGTTTATAATTATAATGAGTGAATGAGAGGGAATTGTAATGTTTTGGTTGGTAAATAAAATTGAAGCAATGAGCTATAAACAAAGTGTCGCGTTTCTTAGCGACGGCCAGATTATCAAAATAACAAATTGGTTTAATAACGGAGAAGAATCTGACCCGACGGAAGCAACGCACTGTGCTTGTGGGCCATGCAAAGACGGTTTTTGGTATGTGTTAGATTTGACTAAAACGCAGACAGTGGAGGCAAATTAAATGAGCATTGTTCCCGCGCAAAATATTAATCAAGACTGGGTTTATCCATTTTTTCCGCGCACTAAGCGAGACGGCATGACTTACGGCCTTAGCGCGGCTGGCTACGACATCCGGATTGCTCAGGATATCTGGCTTTGGCCCGGAATCACTAAGTTGGCGTCTTCTGTAGAGCGGTTTCAAATCCCAAATGATATCTTGGCAAGGGTTTGTGACAAATCTTCGTGGGCAAGAAAGGGTGTTTTTGTCCAAAATACTGTAATTGAACCCGGATGGTGTGGTTATTTGACACTAGAGCTGACAAGACATATGCCTTGGCCAATTAAAATTAAAAAAGGATCACCAATTGCTCAAATTATTTTTGAGCGGTTGGAAGAAAAGACTATTTTCCCATATACTGGCAAATACCAAGACCAGAAACGCGGACCGCAGCCCGCAATTTTAGAGGATTAATATGGCTACCCTTGTTCTGGACGGCAAACAAATTGATGTTGCCAAGCAGCTTCAGGACTTGGATAGGGCGGACTGCGAAGACAACCTTTATACATTCCTAAAACAAGCGTGGCGGCAAATAGATGCCGCCCCGTTCACTCCGGGATGGCCCATTGAGGCTGTCTCGGAGCATCTTCAAGCTGTTGCGGACGGCGATATTAGGCGCCTCATCATCAATATTCCGCCCCGCTGCGCTAAATCATCCCTTACATCGGTTGCCTTTCCGGCATGGGTATGGGCTCAACCGTGGTCTAGCCCAACCAGCGGCCCCGGCGTCCAATTTCTTCATGCTTCTTACGCACAACAATTGTCGCTACGCGATAGCGTCAAGTGCCGCCGATTGATTGAGAGTCCATGGTATCAATCCATGTGGGGTGATAGATTCTCCCTGACGGGCGATCAAAATACAAAAAGCCGATTTGATAATGACAAAAACGGATCACGTCTTTCAACGTCAGTTGGGTCCGCCCTGACGGGTGAAGGCGGGTCCATTATTGTCGTTGATGACCCCAATGCCGCCCAAGAAGCGTTCAGTGAGGCAACCATTCAATCAACTATTGAATGGTGGGACTCTGCCCTTTCGACACGTCTAAATGATCCAAAGACTGGCGCATTTATCGTCATTCAGCAGCGCCTTTCGGAGGAGGACTTGACGGGCCATATCCTCTCAAAGGACATTGGTAACTGGACGCATCTTTGCCTTCCAATGGAGTATGAGTGGCGCCGTCACTCATATACGCAAATTGGATGGAATGACCCCCGTGGCCTCTCCAGCAATGGAGAGCCCCTTGTTGTTGTTGATGAAAATGGGGATAGAAAGCCAATAAGCGTCGAGGCGGAGGCGGTCCTTGAGCAGAGAGAGGGGGCGCTTCTTTGGCCGGATCGTTTTGGCAAGACAGAAGTTGCCATTTTGGAGCGACAGCTTGGCCCGTGGGCTGCTGCGGGCCAGTTGCAGCAGAGGCCCGAGCCAAAGGGTGGCGGCATCATCAAGCGAGATTGGTGGCAACCTTGGGAGAACGATCTTTACCCCAACATGGACTATATTGTCGCTTCCCTCGACACGGCATACACGACTAAAACTGAAAACGACCCCTCCGCCTTAACAATTTGGGGAATTTTCTCCAGCGATACAATTGTTCAATCGCCATCACATGCCGGAAACAGGCACGCCGAGACTACCGGCCATGCGAGGGTAGAATACAGCCGAAACTATACAGAAACTAACCCAAGGGCCATGCTGATGTATGGCTGGCAGGGGAGGTTTGAGCTTCACGATCTTATTTTGAAGGTCTCCGAAGCTTGTCGCCGCTATAAAGTTGACGTCCTCCTTATTGAAAACAAGGCCGCTGGCTTTTCAGTCGCTCAAGAGCTTAAGCGATTGTATAGTAATGAAAAATTTGGCATCCAGATGTTTGATCCAAAATCTCAAGACAAGCTTGCCCGGCTTTACTCAGTACAACACCTATTTGCTGAAGGACTTATTTTTGCCCCCATTAAGCAATGGGCCGAAATGGTCATTTCTCAAGTATCGCAGTTCCCTAAGGGCAAGCATGATGACTTGGTTGATACCGTTTCAATGGCAATGCGCCATTTGAGAGATTCTGGACTTCTTGTCAGAAATGTCGAGTGGACCGAGGCCACAGACGATCAAGCCGCTTTCCGGGGAAACTCAAATCTTTCCCCGCTATATCCAGCTTAACAATTGTCTGGACGTTTTTGATGTATTCTGGCAAATATGATTTATAAGATTTAATGCCCCTGTAGCTCAGTTGGCAGAGCAGCCGTTTTGTAAACGGCAGGTCGTGGGTTCGATCCCTACCGGGGGCACCAATTAACGAGGCTTTTATGCGCAAGGTTGAAGTGAGGTCGTTTGTTGAAGTTGTTAAGGAGCCAAGCCGTCCTGTTCTTGGAAAATATCGCGTTGAAGTTTGGGGTGCAGAGCCGCACGATTACGTTCGTATCTATGAAATCCAGTCACGTTCTGATATTCTTGCGCAACAAGAAGGTATTACTCGTTTCGAGGAAGAAATGAGTCAAATCCTTCCAGAGGACGAATAATATGCCCATGACCCCCGGCCTTGTGGCAAACCTTCGCCAGCAACAGGAAGAAATCCAGCCTTCATTTGGCTCGGATGGAACCGTTATTGAGATTATTGATTCTGACGAAGATACATCCGCACCAGATTCAGATGGAAATATATTCCAAATTGAGCATCCCGACGGATCAATTACATTTTCCATTGATGGACGCCCTCTTAACGAGCGATCCAAGGAAAAAGACGAAGATAATTGGTTCCGAAATCTTGTCGATGATATCCCCGACAGCGAACTCAGCACCATTTCATCAAATCTGCTAAGGGGCATTGAGGACGATATTGATAGTAGGCGCGATTGGATCGAGGGTCGAGCCGAGGGCGTAAAGCTTCTGGGCCTAAAGCTTGAGCTGCCAAACATTCAGGGCGCATCTGATGGTGCGCCCGTTGATGGTATGAGCAAGGTTCGCCATCCGTTGCTCTTGGAGGCCGTTCTCCGCTTTCAAGCCAATGCGCGTTCGGAGCTTCTTCCGACTGACGGTCCTGTCAAAATCAGAAACGATAGCAACGACCCTAATCTTCAACAGGATCAGCTTGCTAACGCCCTTGAGCGCGACCTAAACCATTACCTTACAGCAGTAGCGACGGAATATTATCCGGATACGGATCGCATGCTGCTGATGCTTGGCTTTGGCGGCACGTCGTTTAAAAAGGTTTACTTTTGCCCACTTCGGAATCGTCCGGTTTCCGAAACGGTTGATGCTGACGACCTTATCGTCAATAATTCCGCCACAGACCTTCGCAATGCCAAACGCATTGCTCATCGTAGCTATATTCGCCCGTCCACCGTCAAGCGCCTGCAAATTCTCAATGTTTACCGCGACATTGATCTTTCTACTGCAAGCGCGCCAGACTACGATGCGTTTAAACGCGAAAAGATGGACCAGCAGGGCGTTTCCGGCGATTCTCGCAACCCCGAGGATCGTGATCGTGAAATTTATGAGGTTTATTGCGAACTAAACATTGTGGGTTTTGAACACCAATATAAGGGCAAGGAAAGCGGCCTTGAGATTCCTTACGTTGTGACAATCGACAAATCATCCCGTCAAATTTTGTCAATTGTCCGAAATTACGATGAGGACAGTAAAGAGCTTCCAATCGCCAAGCATAGATTCGTAAAATATACATTTGTCCCCGGTATGGGATTCTACGATATTGGACTTCTTCATATTTTGGGGAATACTACAAACGCCATTACTGCTGCATGGCGTGAGCTTCTTGACGCCGGGATGTATAATAACTTCCCCGGGTTCTTGATGGCGGATACTGGTGCCCGCCAAAATACAAATATTTTCCGCGTCCCTCCGGGTGGTGGAGCACTCATTAAAACGGGTGGCCTTCCCATTTCGCAGGCAGTTATGCCGCTTCCGTATAAGGAGCCATCCGGCGCCCTGATGAATCTGGTAAATCAGATTTCAGATACGGGAATGAGGGTTGGTGGTACCTCCGAGGCTATGGTTGCCGAGGGTAAGCGCGATGTTCCGGTCGGAACCATGCTTGCCATGGTCGAGCAGGCCCAAAAGGTTCTAAATTCGGTACATAAGCGCCTTCACTCAGCGCAAGCCGAAGAATTTTCGCTACTTCGCGACTGCTTTAGGGACAATCCAGACAGTTTTTGGATGTCAAAAAAAGGAAACTCGTATCCGTGGGACGAAAAGACATTCACAGATGCGCTCGAAAACTATTACTTTGTTCCACAAGCTGATCCCAACACCGCAAGCCAAACGCAAAGACTTTTGAAGGTGGCTGCACTTAAGCAGCTGGTGGCCATGAACCCGACTCTTTATGACCCAATTGCGGTCGATACAGCTGCCTTGCAGGCCCTCGGGTTTAGCAATCCGCAACAGTTCATGGTCCCGATGTCGTCTCTTAGCCAGCCTAAGCCGACACCAGAGCAGCAGAAGATGGCGGCTGATGCCAAGAGTTCGGCCATGTCTGCCCAAGCCAAGATGATGGATTCTCAAACGAGGGCGCAGGAAAGCCAAGCTAAACTTGCTTTAGAGAAGCAAAAACTTCAAATGGAGGCTAGCGGCGTCAATACCCAGCCCGACCCTTCCAAGATGGTTGGACTTCAAGTCCAAATGGCTGAAATCCAACAACGCCAACAAGATGCCACTCTTGATGCAGTAAACCGCAAACGCGACCGCGAAAGCCGGGAGCGCCTTGCTGCTATCAAGCTAGCAGAAGAAATCATGCGCAATCCTGATGGAATGGGCGTAGCTCGCTCCATCATTACGGACAGCATGATGCACAATTTGGAAGGCAATGAGCCGACGCTGGACGGCTCTAAGACGGGGGAAATCTAATGCCGTTCGGTCTGGAGTCAATCATTCCCGGCGCCATTCGTGGCGCTGAAGCAGGGGCGGGCTCAACTGAAGCGTTGAGAGCCCTTGATATGGCAAGGGACATTGCCTCCGCAGGCCGTGGTGCTACCTCGGGTGCTCGCGATCTAGCGGCCATTAACGCTGATATAGCTCGGATTCGCGGAGACCTTAAGGGTATTGATGAGGCGGTTGGCTCCGGAAATATGACGGAGGATATTGCCAGAAATCAGCGTCGTCAGCTTGCCATCCATATGCAGGGACTTCAGCAAGAAGCGGCGCAGTTTGGCAGTACCGGAACGATTAACGCTACTCCAACAGCACCGCGCTCCTTGCCCCCGGAAACCGGCGCCCCTCCTATTATGCCGCCTTCCGATCCGTATTCTGATATCTATAATCAGTTTGGCCGTACCGTCGGTCAGGCGCGTGATTATATTGCGGACCGCTACACGCCGGTTCTCGTCAGAGACCCTGAAACGGGTCGAGTTATCCAGCCCCGTAATCAAATTGGACAGTTTCAGGCGCCAATGCGTGAGCATACGCTAGGCCAAACTGCCGAAATGTACGGTGCCGCAGGCTTGGGTGTTGGCGGGCTTGGTGCTGGTGCGGGATATCTCTACGGGGATCACGGGCAGTCTGGCGTTCCTGACAATCGCTACAATCAGGATACCCCACCGCCCCCTCCTCGTAGTGCCCCATCTAACGTAGGCGTCCCAGATAATCGCTATGATCTGGATACACCTTCGCCGCAGGACCGCCCTGAGCTTGCCCGCCCCTTAGCAGCCCTAGCGCCCGCCGCCCGTCCTCCGATGCCTCAGCCCCGCCCCGCAGAATTTAACTCATCTGCCGGAAGTAGAGCTACACGTAAAGCGCCCCTTGTAATCCCCGCCGTTGGTAATGCCGCCCCATCAAGTAGCGGTGTTTTGCAGCGTATTTTTGGAAATGCCGCTGCCGCCCCTGATACATACGCAACAGACCCCAATGACCCATCCTATCGTGCTGCATTTTTCCAGCAGGAGCGGGAGCGTGGGTATGCTACTGGTGGTCAGGTGACGCAATCTCAGCAGCAGCAGCCAAATAAGGAAGCGGCTCTGCACAAAGCCCTTGAGATCATCCATCACCTCATTTCGAGGGGGTAACATGAAGAAGGCCGTTGCAAACACCAGATACCTTTCTGGTCTTCCTGTGTCCCGAAATGGATATCAGGACGGCGGCGTTCCTTCTTTGTCAGACGAGGAGGTTGACCGCATCCTTGGCGGCGGACTCCGGCCCGTTGATCTGGCTAGGCAGTCTATGGAGCGGGAGCTAACAACCCCCACTCCCGCATATCAAGAGCAGCCTTGGTATCAGCGCGCATATGACGCGGCGACGGGCGCCGTGTCTTCTGCCGCGCAAAACTACCTTGGAAATGTTGCTCGCGAATCCAAAGAAGGTCGCGATGCAATGTTTCAAGCGAATAAGCCGGGAACCCAAATTCTTGGGGCCACACAAGCCGCGCTAGCGCCTCTCGGTGGAGCCGCGCGATCAGTTGGTGACCTCACAACATATCTTACAGGAAATCCCGAGGCTGGGCGACGGGCGGAACTAGTTTCTTCGTTTGCAACACCCGGATCGGCAAAGTCAGCCAAATATCTTGATTACGCCTTGCCAAGAAAAAGCGGCGGGCGAATCTCATCGTATCCGCTCCGCGATAAAAAAGACTGGACCAAGCATGGCAATTACGCCGAAACAGGCGGGGCCATGAATTACATTTCCCCGGATCGCTTTTTGTCAGAAACTGAAAAAATGGATATGGACGGCGGTGATAAAAAGCACATTAAAAAGTTTAAGAAGAAAATCAAAAAAGGCGAGAAGCTAAACCCGTTGGCACTGTTTCCATCCGGTGGTCAAGATGGCAGACATCGCGCCAAAGCGGCAAAAGCCATCGGAATCTCCAAAATCCCAGTCATTACTTGGCCAGCTCGCAAGGATTGATTGAGTATTGTAAAATTGACAAATGTGATATTGTGCTAATTATAGCTGTCAATACTGTCAGCATCGGGGACGCCCGAAACTTGACTGGGAGCGACCATGTACGACATGGCGAAAGAGGCCCGAAAGGCCATGAAGTCTAAGGCCCAAAAGATGGGCGGATCAGACCCTCATATGAAGGTTGATGCCTCGTCGTGGTCTCCCGATGAGCCGCTTAATGCGGATATCAAAACTGGCCTCCGCCCTCTGTCGCGCCGCGCTTTTAAGACTGGCGGCAAGGTCCATGGCGAGCACGCCAAGCAGCACGCGGGACGTATGCCCCGAAAGACTGGCGGCTCCGCCAAGGGGTTTGGCAAGGAAGTCATTAACCGCGATGTCAAGTCAGCTAACGCTGAGCGCGATGGCGTTAAGCACATCGGCGGCATGAAGCGCGGCGGATCGGCCCACCGCAAGCACCGTGCAGGCGGCGGAACCGATGCAATTTTTAAATATTTGGAAGAAAATCCGGCTCCGGCAGCTCCAGCAGCTCCGATGCCAACACCTCGCCCAAAGAACATCGGAATTAACAAGCCGGTTGGCTCGCAACCCGATTTTCTTGCCAAAACGCCTCGTAAAGACTGGCCTAGCGAGCTTGGGAACAGCTACAAGAAGGGCGGAAAGATCAAAGGTAAGGAATCAACCTTTGATTGGATGCACTCTAAAGAAGACGCCCGCGAGGACAAAATCCTTGCCAAGAAGCATCATATGACCCCAGAAGCGTGGGAAAAGTCTGCGCTCAATAAGAAGCACGATGCGCAGCAATCAATGAAGGGCCTCCGCCAAGGCGGCAAGGTCCATGCGGCTGGCTGCACATGCTCAAAGTGCGAGGGTGAGCATAAAAAGGGTGGTCGCGTTGGTAAGTTTGGCGGCGGCGCAATGATGGGCGAGGCGCCTAAGAAGGCCAAAAAGTCAGCCGGTAAGGGCCATACGCACATCAACATCATGGTTGGCGCGGGACATCCCGAATCATCAATGATGGGACATGGCGCCTCGCCTCTTGGCGGCCCTACACCGCCGCCGCCCGCTGGAATCCCCACCCCAATGGGCGGTACACCGGGAATGGGTATTCCTCCGGGCGCCCCTCCGGCTAGTCCAATGGGTATGCCCATGGGTGGCGGTCTTCCGGGCTTGCCGCCAATGGGGCGTAAGTCTGGTGGCCGAGCCTATCGCTCCTACAAGGATATGGATGCGGGGTCGGGTTCTGGCAAAGGACGGCTTGAAAAAGAAGAAATTCAGCACCACAAGCGTTGACAAAAAACCGGCGAGGGCTGCATGTTAGCCCTCGCCGCTTAATAAATTAAATTCACTGGAAAAACAAAATGTCGGTTTTGAATTATAAAGACCTATACGCTTACGAACTTAACAAGCTGATAGAAAATGAAATTGAACGGCTTAAGGATCAGCTCACAACGGTTCACTACACCCCCGATTTCAACTTTTCATCCTACAAATATCTTGTGGGAATGATCGAGGGGCTTCGCATGGCGCGCAGAATGGGCGAAGAAGCGGAGTCAATTATCAACGGACGAGAAAGGTAAGCTTCAAATGCCGCATATGATTATGCAACACGATGTTGATCCTGCCGAATCAATCAAGAATGAGATTGGAGATACGTCAAGCTTCCAACTTTTTAGAAATCAGGTTCTTGTTGCGGTTTATATTCGTCCGCAGAAGACAAAATCAGGAATTTATCTGACTGATAAAACTACCGACGAAGACCGATATCAGTCCAAGGTTGGTCTGGTCATCAAGAAAGGCCCCACTGCCTTTGTTGATGAAACGGGCCAGTGGTTTGATGGCGTCAGTATCTCCGAAAGTGAATGGGTTGTGTTCCGTCCTTCCGATGGGTGGAGCATCACTGTCAATAACGTCCTTTGTCGCATTATTGATGACGTCAATATTCGTGGCAAGGTCACTCACCCCGACCATGTTTGGTAATGGAGGATTAAATGACTGATAATTCTGAACAAATCGAGATTGTTGTAGATGCCAATTCTGGCAAGGTAGATGCTCCCGCAAATGACCCGGTTATCGAAATTGTCGATCCCGGCAGTGAGCATGAAGATTTGGAGTCTTCTCCAAAAAACGTCGATAAGGCTCTAAAAAAGCTTCAGAAGAAGCTTGAAAAGGAAAAGCGCGCCCGCAGTGAAGCAGAACTTCGGGCGCAGCAGGCCGAAATTCACGCTCGGGTTGCGTTTAATGACGTAAGTGACAGCAATATCCATCTCGTTGGCAACGTCATCGAAACCGTTAAGCGGGATCAGGAAATCCTTACCGCACACCTTAAGTCTGCCATGGAGCATGGCGACTATGATAAGGCGGCGGAAATTCAGCACTCTATGGCAACCAACAATAGTAAGTTGGTTGACCTTGAGCGTGGCTATGCTGAAATGAGGGCGCAGCCGCGTCAGCCCATTCAGCCCGTCCAGCCGCAGCCGCGCGAAATTACGGTTGATGACCTTATTGAGCGTGTGACGCCGAGGTCTGCAAAGTGGTTGAAGGAAAACCGCGACAGCCTAAAGAACGCCAAGTCAATTCGCATTATGGCGCGTGCCCATGATGACGCCATTGACATGGGAGTTACCCCTGAATCGGATGCCTATTTCCGATTTGTGGAACAGCGCCTTGGGATTGATAGTGAGCCGGAAAAGCCGCGCTACGGAGACGAGGCCTTGTCAAAAGCATCTCAGCCTAGCCAGAAGCGATCATCGCCCCCGTCTGCCCCTGTGTCCCGAGCGCCGCTTAACGGCCCGCTCCGCCCCGGCGTTATTCGCCTGACGGCAGACCAGATTGAGGCAGCGCGCATCAGTGGCGTTACCCCGCAAGAATATCACGCAAATCTTGTTCGTGAACGTGAACGCAATCGGTAAGGAACTTACAAATGGATAGTTTGCCAAATCGCCGTCGTGGACGGCCTACAAACGAAGAGCGAACCGCTCTTATTCGAGAGAAGCGCCCGGAGCCCGAAATGGAAGTAACTACTCATAAGGAAGAATTTGCTCGCCCGCCCGTGCGTCCGGAAATCCGTGAGGAAGACCCCCGCGCCGCTGCTGCGCGCCGCGCTGCTGAAATTCGCGGCCATCTTGGCAGCATGGATAGCGGCACAGATGAGTTTTGGGCGCCGCAGCCCCCGGATGGCTGGACTTACGAGTGGAAGACTCGTTTTGTCCAGAACATGGAGCTTGCTACCCGCATTAATGGGTTTGAGCGCGTCGGCTGGACTGCTGTTCCGGCATCGCGCCATCCGGAAATGATGCCGTCAGGTGGTGTTTTTGCCAATATTGAGCGAAAAGGCATGATTTTGATGGAGCGCCCGTCAGTTATCGTGGATGAAGCTCGCGAAATTGACAAGATTCGGGCTCGCGCTCAGGTTACTGGCAAGGAAGCACAGCTGAACGCATCCCCGCAGGGAACCTTTCAGCGGGATAAGGCGACACTCAAGAAGTCTTTTGAACCCATTCCGGTTCCTAAAGACTGATTGTCATATAAATCAAAGAATAATAGGGCCGCCATTGGTGGCCCTATTTACTTTTGTAAAATCATTATGTAATTTGTCATTATAGGGTCTTTACAGACCTACCTCCCCCGGCGTGGAGGTTGAACCTTACTCGGTTCTGAGTCGCCCCGGCGCGCGATGATGAGCCTCCTTCAAAGGAGCCCCCGTCATGGCGAATATTAACTCGCCTTTCGGATTTCTTCAGTATCAAGGTGGAGCCGGTGGCGCTCCGACCTTTGCTCAATCAGTCCGCAAGATCGCCTCTGGCAACACGACCAAGATTTTCTCTGGTGATCCCGTTATCCCGGTGACTAGCACCGCGAACGGCTACATCACTCAGGCTCCCAACAGCAACACGACTGCCCTCGCTGGCATTTTTGTTGGCTGTAAGTACCTCTCAGTTTCGCAAAGCCGTCCCGTCTGGTCATCTTATTGGCCGGGCTCTGACGCTTCCGGCGATGTCGAGGCGTACGTTATTGATGATCCGAACTCGCGATTCCTTGTTCAGACAAGCGGATCGTTTGCTCCGATCACGGGAACGCCGGCCGCACAGGGCTCAGGCATCCAAGGGCAGTATGCTCAGTTCACGATTGGCTCGGGTAATACCTCAACCGGTCGTTCTGGTGCTTATCTGTCTTCGGTCGCGACCACGGTTACGCTTCCATTCATCGTTGTTGACTACCAGACGTTCCCTCCGGGACAGAATGGCACCGATCCCACGACGCAGTACTGCAACGTGATCGTCGGCTTCAATAACGAAATGTGGCGCACCAATGGTGCTGGCCCGACCGGCATCGCCTGATAGGAGCACTGATCCATGGCTGTTAATCTTTCACAGATCAAGGACTTGCTCCTTCCTGGTCTTCGCGGTGTCGA